GAATCTAGGTTACATTGCAAGTCAAGGCAAACATTTAGGCTAACTAATGTTTACAAACACCAAACAACAGGAAGTGACTGAAAAATTAACTCTCCTAAATAATCATGTCTGTTGAGTACGGGCTACCAACTAACGTTGCAAGCAAGACCTTTCTGGGACCTCAATGGAAATTACATCTGGATGATGCAACCCATGGGTTCTACCAGTAGGAAATAGTTGGTGGTAGCGCCTACAAATCATGCTCTTCGGGAAAAAGCACTTTCCTTCTGCTCGGAAAGTACATTCCCCGAAAAAACTTACTTAGCCAAATGCCGTCTTCGACGTCATACAGATCAGGGATAAGAGGAATGCTGAGTTTTCTGGATTGAATTTCAGCATTCACCTTAGCCACAAAATCCTCATAGAAAGTTCGCCCGTGGTGATATGCAAAGCGTGTAGCAGTGAGAATGTTAACATGCGTAGCACTGCTATCATCAGGGGAGCGTCGAATCCATTGGATGAGTTCTGTAATAGAAGGAGTGGCAATTGGAGCAAGCTTATAATTTGGAAAATTATGATGAGCTACGAATGTTCTTTTTAAAAATGAAAGATCCTCTAGTGGCACTAGTTGATCTGAAAGTTCCGCATTTTTATGTGCGGGAGTGAAAGTACGATTATGCAATTTTAGGAATTCGGAGTGAGTTTGTGCATTTAGAACTTTTGCAGCTCGCGGTACGACAGCACATTCCACGTCGTCGCCGAAAATGGCGGGTTCGATGTTTTGATCATACGCATTCGGATGCGTATCTTCAAGCCACCGATCCCACCCATCGACTTCGCAGAGGAACATAGCATTGTCCATGTATGAGATGCGCAGTTCTAGATCGTTCGTATCCGAATTGATGATAGATGTAAACGTATTTCCAGATGGATTGCCGTGATTCTTTTGATGAATGCAATCACGTACAATTTGATAAGTATGAATAGTTTCATACCCAGCCAACCAACGCAGATAAGTCATATCTTGTTCAGTTATGGTTAGAACACGATCGTCATTAAAGTCTATAACGGTATCTGAACCTTTTAGCACATTTCTGTACCATAGGTCTGCTGTACCGAAACAGAGCTCAGTCTGCTTGGCATCCCGATTTCCATCACAGGAACTGTGATCTCCATCGAAACCCCAAGCAGACTTCTGTCGCTGGCGGTTGTATAAACCGGTCCATTCTGGACCCTCCACATCGATTCCGATTTGAGAGTGGAATTTTCCATGCGCTTCAAAGTAGGCGGCTGTATAGTCACCGAATAATAGGCGTGTGAATATGGTAAACTCCATCGGACTCATCGTGAAGAGTCGTGTTTTCACAGCTTGAATCTTTTCGAGTGGTCGG